CCCGTGTACACATGTACGAACACTAACTATTTACGTAAATAGTTAGTGTTCGTACATGTGTACACGGGCGCACGTTGGTATTGTGTTATTATGCACACTCAAATAATTGTTGGTTTTATATTGTACACAATAAATACACTCTAATTTATTTATTTGTGTTTTGTTTTTATATGCACACATAGAAAGGCATTGCCAATTAATTACCAAGCTGGAAAAGCCCGTGATAATTACGGGATGAAAGCAAAGGTCGTCTGTGTATCAAGATAAACCACTACTTCCTATCACTTCCTAAATAAAATTAAACCATTGTTTTTAAAAGTAAATAAACGGGGTTAAAAGGAACGAACTAACTGACAAATCACATCTAACACACTACATCTAGATGAGTCGCCAATAGATACATGTAAAAAATGGGGAGAAAATCACAATAAAACACTCCTTTGGTTGCTTGTAAAAATTTTACTTGCTTTATTTTTCAGCTTAACCAATAATTAAAAGCAATCAACAACCGCCGGAGAGCATAATGAAATTATCAGAATTAATGGGTGCATGTATTAAATCATCATCTGAGTGGAATAGAAAAAGAGCTGAAGCTGCTTTTGGTAATGATTCACCTGAGGCAAGAAAGATAAAACGCCTATTTAAGATCAATGCTGCAGCAAGCTATATAGGTGTATCTCGCCAAGCAATCGAGGCAGCGGAGAAAGATGGACGACTACCACCTGCTGACTATGTAGATAGCAAAGGCGATAACCCTAGACCAGTACGAGCTGGATACACTCTTGAACAAATTGATGCTATGCGAGATGTTTTTGGAAAACAGCCATATCGACCTGAGGGAAGTGAAGCGGTGATTTTTGCTGTAACTGGCGGCAAAGGTGGTTGCTATAAAACATCTACTGCAGCGAACTACGCACAATGGCTATCTCTACGAGGATATCGTGTGTTAGTCGTTGATATGGACCCACAAGCGCACCTTAGCATGTATTTTGGTTATCATCCGGAACTGAACACCAGTATCAACGACACAGTATTACCTTACATGTTAGGTGATGAGGACGATTTAACCTACTGTATAAAAACAACAGCATGGCCAAAATTAGATATCATTCCTGGTCACTTACACATGCAACGTTTAGAACGTGAACTTCCAGATGCAGATATCGAATACGCACCACACCAAATGTTGCAAGCCGGTCTGACAACTATTGAAGATAACTATGACATTATTATTCTTGATGGACACCCTGACTTGGGCATGGGGACGCTAAACATGATCTGTGCATCAACTATAACGCTAATGGCCACATCGACAGAAGTTAACGATATTAACTCTACCAGCCAATTAATGGGCCTGATTCGCGATATTTACGACGATAACAGCATGATGGATACAACACATGAACCCATTGTCCGTGTATTACCGACAAAGTTAAGTGGGCCTAAATCGAGCAGTTTTAAAAACTTAGAAGATATGCATAGATTCTGGCCCGGCTTACCATTGCTTAATGGCATTCGAGTTACTGACGAGATTGGTAAAGGGCAACGACGAATGGCGAGTATTTATGAGCAAGCAGAAGAACAACGATCCTCACCAGCCGCTTGGAAACGAGCAAACGACATTTACGAAGCGTGCTTCAGTGAATTATTAGATAGCCTAGTTAAACCAATGTGGAGCCAACAACAATGAAAAATGATTTATCGGTAGATATTACACCAACCTCAGTCTCCGTGTCGGTTGCCGCAGCTCAAAAGAAACCATTAGCAAAAGCGTTAACCAAAAAAGTTGGTACCGAATTAAACCATCCCGTAAAAGGTGAGATGGTAACGTTCAAATTAAAAAAAGTTGACGCAGAATGGGTGGAAAGGTCAACACAAGCATGGGTCGAAAATGAAAGGGATCAGGACCTACTAACCGAATCTGCTCTTGATGATGTATTAAATACATTCATAGAGCATGGGCAACAAGTTCCAGCCTTTGGACGAGAAACTAACGGTGTCATAGAAGTTGCTGACGGTAGTCGTCGTCGAATGGCAGCGATAATCACTGGCAGTGACTACTACATTTGGGTCGGAGAGCTAACGCCTGCGCAAATGACATATCTAAGCGAGACAGGTAATCAACATAAACCGACATCAGCTTACGAACGAGGTAAAAACTATAAACGTAAATTACGAAATTCAAACAAAAGTGAACTGGCAGAACTCATTGGTGTGGATAGAAAAATAATTACACGCTGCATCAATACAGCACAACTTCCTTCGGATTTTGTAGCCTGCTTTTCATCTCCGAATGAGTTATCAGCAAGGAAAGGTGACTCACTATTTAAGTTTTATGAAAAGCTCACAGGCGAACAAACAAATGCATTAAATGACATCTGCGCACATTGGTTAAAAGAAAAAAAAGAAGGAACAACAAGAAGCGCTGATGACCTTGTAGCGATGTTCACGAATGCATGTGCTGGTGGTGTTAAATCAAACAAAAAAGCTAAGCCTGAGCCACGCCAGCTAGCCATGGGTGCGACGTTATTAGTAAATAAAGGTAATGCGACGTTTAACCTTCCAAATGTATCTAACGAAACATTAGAGATCATAGAAGCGTTCATATCGAAGACATTGTCAGATGATGCATTAAAAAATTGCTAATAAATGAGGCCGATATGAACAGTTCAACTAACGAAAAAATGATATATGAAAGAAAGTTTACTTCCAAAAAATGGAATGAAATATCGATACAAATTTGGGAGATTAACTGCAAAAAAGTTGGAACATACTTTGAGAAAAGAGAAGTATTCAACTTTGAACATTTAGAAGGGAGAACAGTGACCCTGCTTGCTGAATGCAGTTCATGTTTCAACGAAATAAAGCAAGATGTAGATAGATACCAACTTGAAGATGTTGAGTTCCAAGCTGTTGAAGTGTGGGCCAATCTAGCTTAACACTCATAAAAAGCAAAAACCCCGGCGGCAACCGGGGTTCTTATGACACAATCAAAACCGCCAGGAGTTAACTATGTCCTCTTTAGATATTAACACACTAAAAAAACTACCGCTAGTAGAGCTACCAAACCAACCTATAGAGCTTGTTATTGCATGGTTACGTAATCAACCGGACTTTATTGGAGAAGCAGTTGCAAAAGCTTGTTACCAACAAATAGCCAACGCATAACAAACAGACGGCACATTATGTGCCGTTATTTTAATGCAGAGACCAATTCAGCCAGAAACCTAACGATAGCCTGCTTTACTTTAAACGGTAAGTTTCTAGCCACTGCAGCTACATCTTTTTCTGTTACAAACTCATGGGAAAATAACGCAATCGAGACGTCCATATCAGACATCCCTAGCACTTCTAAATACTTCCTATATTGTTGCAACTTCATGTCTGTAGTTCCTGTTTCAATGCGCTGCAATGTTCTACGGCTTATATTAGTCCGTTCCGACATAACCTCTTGAGATATACCCATTTGTTGACGGTATCTGCGTAAAACATAAACAATAGGATCAACATCATTCATAACACATAAGCCATTTATGACGCCAAATAACACCAAAAGTGACGTAATTGACGCATGAGGGAAAAATTATCTTCCTAAAAAAAACACCTCAGTTGTAACATTTAACGCAACAAGCGAGCCAAAAGAGCAAGCTATTGATTTATAATGAAAATCGCTATCTCGGATTTGTTTTTTTTTAATTTAACCGCATAACGCTATGCAGAATGGCAAATAAGATGAAAAAGCTACAAAAGTTAATTGGTGATCTTGAATTAATGGTGGGTGCTGCTGAGCCGGGAATTGTAATGACAGAAAACATGAGTATCAGCTGCAGTATTACTTTACTTGAGGCAATAAATGAACTCAAAAAAACACTAGAAGCCAAAAGACTTCAAAATACATAGCTAACTATAGCTATAAATGCTCTTTTATCAGAGAATAACTAGGACTAAACAGGAGGTTGCATGAAATCTATAAAAGTCTTTGGCATTATTGCGGTTGTTCTACTCGTTATTATTATAGCAATGCCAAGTAAAACACCTGAGGCAAGCATTTCTGCTTCAAAAGCAACATTTGCACAGGTCGATAATGACACTGGCTGCACTAGTAAAAATAGCGATGAAAAAAAAGAAGTGTTATTTGCCGAAAATTATGAAGGCAAACAATTTACATGGACTGGGAATGTCGTATTAATTAAAGGAAATGATGTTTCACTTAATTTAAACGATGGAGCATTACAAGATCTAACGGTTACACTGCAAGATAAAAACGCAGCATTTGAACTGCAAAAGGACCAACAGTTAACCGTTAAATTCATCATGAAACGACAAGGCGGTTGTGTTCTGCCTTACCGTGGTATGGATGGAATTATAGTGAAATAAAGAGTAAGGCGTCATAAGACGCCTTATTTTTTACTAGCACCTGAATCACAATCAAAGCTAATCAACAAACCGCTACTCTTCGATAAGCTCTTAGTTACAGTCTTTATGCGCCATGTAACATCGGCAATTTCAGGACGCCAACCTACCGCTTTTAAATGGCCCTCAGCAAATGCACTTAACAATGGCACACTAATAACGGGTGAGCACGTAAACGTATCGCTACCTGATTTAACCTGCTTGCTTTTAGCTTTAACCGCAGCAATAGCTTCTGCTTGATTTGGAAATGGATAAATAATCTCAAAAACAGGCTCACCAGATCCTGCTCTCTCAACACCTGTTTTCCCCGTTTCAACATTATGCCATTTAGCCACGGTACTACTGATTGATGTACGGCTATTAGACTTATATCTAGTCTTCGAAGGATCACACTGATTAGCATTAACAATAAGCACCGGACGATCTTTTGTGCCTGATGCATTTTTTCCTTCACCTTCGGCTAGAATCATCCAACTTTCATTTGATATTTTAGAAACTGCGCCATGCATTCTTGCTAAACGATTCAACATGGCCATATCTGATTCTGACGTCTGATCAATATGATCAAAAATAATCTGACCTAACTTATCAGAAATAATGGGATTCAACTTGTTCCTTGCAGATACTGTTTTTAATAAATCCTCAAAAGTCACCTCAGACCATGACTGAGAACGTTGGCTTTGAATTGAAGCACCCGGCTTATCTGCTGATTGCATCGGTATCGAGTGTCCTGTGATCGTCACTATTTCAGGCCAACCACTGATTTCTACGGAATCAACTGTCCACGCACCTTGTTTTACATACGTACCATTCAATCCAAATGAGATACGTAATAATGCACCCTTTGGCGGTAATTTACCGATTTTACAACCATCCAAAGTGAGCGTCATACTGTCTGATTCCGTACCGGAATGATCTACTAACGTAATATCATGAAAAGCACTCTGAATACGGGCTGTAATATCATCACCATTAGCACTAATTAAAAAGCTAGGTCGATAATTTAACTCCATAGCGCATCCTCTTCTTCACGTGATGGCGGCGTATAATTTGGTAAAACAATGATAATCCCTGCAGGTAAAATATCGCCCAATTCAGACAAATCAGGGTTAGCCTCTAAAACATCAATAATCGCCGCCTCTGTGCCGTACTCTTTTTTACAGATAAGATCCAACACATCACCATCAGAGGTCTGATAGCTTCTTGCCATAGAATTTCAACTCCACTGTAAAAGTCTGTTTTTTAGTCACACCATGCTGCCTATAACCACTTTGTGTTTCAGAGACAGCAGTCATGACCCAATACCCCAATACTTCACCCATTCCACTAGTAAGCAATAATGGTTTACCTTGATCACCTTGCGCTTTTAATTTATCAACTTGCTTGACACCAACATTTTCAAACTCTGTATAAATTAAACCCGACAACTTAATTGTCGGGTTTTTGGGTCCAGTAAAATGTAACTGATCATATTGACCAAACAGCGGTACTTCCGACCATTCCCAACTATATGACTTCACCAACTCTTGATAAGCGGCAGTCGTAATTGAAAACTTAAAAGTGCCTAAAGTCATCATAATGTCATTAGTTGTTGTATTGCTGTCATCACTACTTAACGCAGATAAAACTCCACGTGAAAACGAACTAAATGCATTCATATTTAATCACTTGATAACGTATCGTACATCGCACCATCACGGCTATCAGATAACTGAGTCGCTACAGCTTGACCTACTGATTGTGGTGATTGACCCGGAGCAGCATTAACTTCAATCTTCTCTACGGTTTGATAAACCTTCGTTGATGAATTTGACGCAGGAGCCGTCGTCGATGATATAGATGCTGCTCGACTAGCATAATCGCCATAACCGCTATATCCGGTATAACTAGGTTTAGAATAACTAGTTGGATTATCAGTTCTCGTCGTCGCTTTTGGCTTAGAGTCATCATCATCTTGCCAAAATTTAAGATCATCAACAAAACCAGATACCGTACTCCAGATAGCCTTAACTTTGCCAAGGTACTTATCAAAAATAGCGGTGACATTTCCCCATAAGCCAGAAAAGTAGTCGGGTACTTTATCCCAATGGTTAATGATCATACCTAACGGTGACCAATCAAAAACGGTTTTTAATGTCGAAAAAGTTGCTGGAAATTCAGTTTTGAACCATTCTAGTTTTCCTGCAAACCATTCAACAACAGAATCCCAATTCTGATAAAGCAAAAGACCGGCTGTTGTCAGTAGGCCAACTGCAGCCGCAACAGCACCAATTGGATTTGCAGCCATAACTACATTTAATCCAAGCATCACGCTTCTAGCACTACCGAGAGCCGATACCATACTTACAATGCCACCAACGGTTGACGCAATACCGACAGCCATTTTTCCAGCCATCATACCAGCTACAACCGCCCCGACACTTTGCCAACCACCGAATGCATCAACGACATCATTAACTGAGACAGCCATAGCCACTATATTACGTGACAAGTTAATCGACGCCGTCACAATACCCGTTGCAAAACTAACGATGGCAGCTTTATTCGCTTTAAAATACGCTGAAATTTCCACTCCTAGCGCATCTAAAACGGGTGCCATTTCACCACCTACAACACCACTCACCTCTTGCCATGACGATGTCACTGCGCCAAGCGTACTATTCCATGCAGTATTATAAGCAGCGGCACCATCAGCTCCTTTTTGCGTCAGGTTATTAATCGTTTTTTGCTTATTCAACAAATCGTCGAGAGACTTTCCTGAGTTGCGAAGATAGGTCACTACCTTATTACCTTCTCCACCAAATAGCATATCGGCCAGACTCGCAGCCTGTTGGCCATCCTTCACTTTCTCAAGACGACGCATCACAAACTCAAACTGCTCTGCAGCACTAAGCCCTTCCAGCATAGACTTTTGAATACCTAGCTTACCGAATACATCAGAGACACTAGATTGCTTACCTAATGCTTTAAACTCACCAATTTTATTGGTCAGTTCTTCGACTAGATCCCCGGTATTCTCCGCATTTAATCCAGCTTGAGCTGCTATACTGCCCCACGCTTTGTACTGCTCAATCGTCATGCCATACGATTTAGCCAAGCCTGCTTGCTCAGCTGTTTGTGCATTAGTAATAGCAACTAAACCACCCATAGCAGAAGTTAAGCCTATGACAGCTCCACTGGTTGCTCCAATAGCCACGGCACCATTACGTAATCCCTTACCAATACCACCTGCAGCGTCAAAACCTTCAGCTTCACGAGCAGCATCATTGATCTGATTACCTAATTCTTCATAACGACGAGTTAAAAAACGAACATCAGCACCTGCTAACTTCGCCTTTTTAATTTGCTTAGCGAGTTTTTGTTGCTCTCGCTCAAGACTTTTTACTTGTTTTGTTGCCTTACCTAGCTCTTTATCTACCGTCCCAGCCATTTTCCCAAACGACGAGTCGACAGCACCACCAAGTGTTACAACTGTGCGTAAATTCTGAGAGACACCCATACACGCCCCTACGTTGATTGTTTAGTTTTTGGCATCATTTCTGCGAAAGAAAAGAAGCGTTCAAAATCTAAATCCTCAATTTCTGACAATTGCCACCCAGTATGAGTGGCAAGTGCAAAAATAATCCGATCAACAGTTAATTGGTCGACGTTGATAAGGGCTGTGACAATGTGATGTAACTCGTCGCTAACTTTCCCCAATCACCAAGATCCAGTGATTCAATCACTTCCTCTGGCTGATCAGTTAAACGCGCATACATTGCCAAATCACGATCCATTTCATCGTAGACTTGATTGCTATTAGTCTTTTTCATTGGCGATTCTTTACTACCATATTTCGTTTTTAACCAAATATGATCTCGAACCTTTGGACGTCGCATTTCTAACTGCGTGATCTCCGCACCATCAGCATCTGTAACAGCTACACCTAATTTAATTACTTCAGACATATAAACCTCAAAAAAAAAGCCCCAGAAGATTCTGAGGCTAAAAATACAAATCGAATTACTTACCTAACGCGCTACGAAACTCAGCAAGCTGATCGACGCCATTAATGATTCGCACCATATTCTTTGGATCAATCTCATGAATAACGGCACCAGCTTGCTCATAACGATAATATGACAACTTCATTTCAAACGAAGTTGGCGTATAGGAACCTGACGTTTTCGTACCATGATCTACTTTTGTCAATTTGCCACGTAGCTCTTCCAAGGCTGGGACCACGGTACCAGTTTCATCATCATGCAACGCTGAACGAACAAAAACCGCAACAGGACGGCCTTGAGTCAAACCAAATAAAGATAAAACATCTTTATCTTCTGCCATTGTCCATGTTGCCGACATAGGTGACATACCCATATCCATGGCAATAGCCATATCCATGCCGCCTGCGCGAAAGTCTTCGGTCATCACTTCCAATACTGGCGGTGTATATTCTTGAACTTCACCGACTTTATCTCTGCCACCAATGTACAGGCCGAATTTCTTACGAACATTAGACATTCGCAACTACCTCTTCTAAATAACCATTGTTTAATCGAGAACGGAATACCAAATGCTCGGCAGGGTAATAAACACCAAAATCATAATCGAAATAGTAAATACCCAGAGCCATCGTTTCGGGCGTATTCAGATCCTTATCTAACCATGCATCACCGCCGGGGATCACGCCTTCAAACTTGAGCTGCTTCATATACGCCTGAACACCACCGATCACATCTTGCATGTATTGTGTCGTTCCCGGACGGTCAACAGCCCAAAGATGCGCAGATTCAATGCTGTCATTAATCATGTCTGCTGTTCGACGTACACACTCAAACGACCACTTAAGATCAATAGAACAACTACGGTTACCCCAAAAACGAAAACCGCCATCTAAAATCACAGTTGATACACGATTTTCATTCAAAATATTGGCAACAGTGTTTGGATCCGACAGTTCCCACTGTACTGGTTGCCATGTACCAACAATGCCGAAAATCTCTTGATTCGATTTAGACCAGTGCACACCCTTTTCATTATCAATACGACAACGCAAACCAGCCGCAAACTCTGAGGTCGGGCGAGGCTTTTCAACACTAGTGTCAGGATCAATCACTTTTAACTGAGGCCATTGAATTTCAACTCGCTTGCCATACATTCGAGCTCGTTTCATAGCATCGGTATACGTAGCTGTTAATTCACAATCTAAATACGCAAAACCACGTAAACGTTCAGCTTGTACTTCTAACTCTTTACCAACACCATCAAGATGGGAATGCTCAGGAGCAATCAAAATACGTGGCTTATAACCAACCAAGCTACGAGCATCACTAAATGCACCAATAGCTTTAATAATGTCTCCTTCTGATGAGCTAGTCGCGCGTACAGCAACAACTAAAGCCCCCGTCTGCTTCATAATGTTACTAACGGTCTGATACGCTGACGACTTAACACCCATACCTTCAGCTTGTTTAACAGACCCGGTGATCAGTACCGGCTGATTAACAGGGAAAGGTTCATCTTTACCCCCTGTAAAATAACGAGTAGCAAGTGGCTCTGGCACTTCTGAACCAGTACCGCCAGAGATCTTCGCTACAACTAACGCACTAGCTTCCGAAGAATCAGTAATAGCCTGAACAATCTCTGTTGCCGTAGACGTTGCGACAGATTGTTCATTCGTCGCTAAGCTGACGGTAATGATGTTATCTGCAACAGTAACTGTTAGAGCTGCGCTGGCTTCACTTGGGTGTGCAATAGAAAAACCAATGGCATTGGTCTGATTACCCGTATCAATAGATGTCAATGTGATCGCATCATTTAATGCCACAGAGCCGATGGATAACGAACTACCCACTGCAGGTGCTGCAAATGATGATGCAAAGGCTAAACCGATCACCGCCGTACGTACCGTCGCGATACTGCGTACACCATCATCAATTTCTAATACTTCAGAACCGTGTAAAAACTTAGTCATGATTGCTCCAAATTCAATCAATAAAAAACCCCGCCGGAGCGAGGTTTAGGTACAAAAAAAGCCAACTAATTATTAGTTGGCTTAAGCATCAGGATTAATGGGATATGGATTTTCTCTTTGAATTTTCTCGCGCAATTGCAAGGCGCGAATTTGATAATCTTTTGCCTCTTGGCGTTTATTCTCCGCTTCAGCAATATTCCCTTCTGACTCTAAAATTTCAGCCTGAGATAATTTAATCTCACGTTCTTTCATTAACGGATCAACGCTTTGTGAATAAATTCGACGACGACGATTATCGACATCATTGTAATTAAATACATATTGATCACGAACGTTCGTCACCCACTGATAGCCGTCCCACTCATCAAACGAGCTTTGTGGCTTTAACAGTGTGAATTGCTCGTCAATCGCACCCAGCAATTCTTGGGTTCGAGGTTCTTGTGTGCTTTTATTGTAAATCACCTTGTTGCGGTGATCTTCAATGTACACTGTCCCTGTTTTTGATGGTGTTAATATTACCGCAAAGCCATCTTTCGGTGGCTTAGGTGTAAATGTGATTGCACTTGTCGGCACGTGATAGACACCACACTCACGGTGCGCTGTAATGGCTTGCTGGTTAACTTCACCAGTTTCGCTAACGTTCCAATATTTCATAATTCAGCCTAAATATAGATAGCCATAGCTCGTGCAATATTTCTCGAGCGAGTTTCTGGCGCAAAATTCCCACTAACAATACCGTTAACTGTTCTTCCGTACGATTCTGTAATGGCGTACTCATTAGTTACTGGCGTTGCGTTAAAGTGGTCTGTAGTACCCCAATACTCATCCCCAATCCCCCAAAAAAGTCTAGTGTCTGATTGACTAGCTCCAGTGGGTAATAAATGGTTATGATGTTCAACGGCATGACGCTGCCACGTATTTAACTGTCTCTCGTTATCTATTCCGCGCCCACCATCCCACACACGTATAAACTCAGCGCGAATATCACCTGTATTAATCATTCCATTATTAACTAGATGTGGATATTCACGCGCTAAACGCCAATAAACAGCAACGGGAAGATTTGCACCGATTTCCATGACCGATCCCTCTGGTGCTGTTTCTGCTAACCAATAAAACGGCATACCAGCTTGATTTGCCTTGTATGGCACCCACCAGAATGGCTGTGTCGCATCATCCCAGCCAACTTGCCGATTTTTTGGATCGCTCGGGTCTTTATTTAAGCAAACACGATCCGGTGGTGAGTACATCTCCATGATAGTCATGACACCATCAATCAATACTGTACATAATTCGCCTGTTGTATAAGTGCGGGTTGCACTCCATGGTAGAAGCTGACCTTTATCAACAAATCTATTTTTCAACCATCGGGTTCGTGCAGCCAATTGCTGAGCTTGTAAATTATCAATCCCATCTACACCACCCTGCACAGGGTCGGTTTCTTCTAATTGGTAGATCCCTTCTACCCATTCATCCTTTTCAGGTAATACAGCCATTTATGAGGCACCTCTGTTATATGTTCCATCTCGCATAATTTCACCGTTATGTAAGAAGAATGCTTCTTTATAATGTAAGCCCATTAATACACAGTGAAGCGGTGCGGTTTCTTCTAATAATTCTCTAACTTGCTTTGCTTGGGCATTCGTAATAGCGCGTTGTAAATAAATGCGATAATACGACCACGCTTCTTCCATTCCGTGAAAAAAGTGACCATTTCGAGTAAAAGAACCATCTCGACGTTTGATATTCAAACCTTCAACGATATCAACTTCAGCATAACCAGCATTTCGCAATATTCTACGAATAGAAGAAGGAGTTCCTCGGAGACGATGTACGTTGTATGCATCAAGAATTGTTCGCTCTTTAGCTTCTCTTGACCATCCTTCATCCCAAACATCAACCGCCATCGTTAATGCTAGGACATACAGCAAATCATCAGGACAATCTTTCACGCTCCATAACGTTCTAATCGTAGAGTCAAAATCAGGCTTTAATACCTGCTCTAATGCACGCTCAAAAGTGGTTGAGTTAGGAGGCAACAAACTCGATGACATCAGTGCCTCCCTTTACCTTTATCGTGATTTTTTCACAAAATGGGGCTGTTTCTTTATCCGCTTGATAGTTATCAAAGCCTTTAAGATCAACATTAACCACACCGGAGATGTGAATCGCTGCATCAAGAGCAGAACGACTAACTAATGCCCCAATTCGATGTTGCTCATCAGTATATTGCTGCGTATTTTTCAATGCTTGCTGCAAAATAGAATCTTTCGCCGTGACATTATCTAACTCCAGCTCAGCCTCTATGCTATAAGAATGAATCACCGCACTTTTAACGCTAGCCTCAACGCAAAGAGGGCGCACATCTTCATCACTGACATGATCACTTACCGCAGCAAGCACGTCACTATCAGCAGTACCATCACCACCATGCGATAAAACAACAACAGCGATAACACCGCCTTTAACGCGATATGCATTGGCATCTTTAACTTTTGGTGATGCTGAACGAGCATGAAAGATATAACTTTTGCGAGGGCCTGCTGTTGATAAACCATGCCATGCTAATAAACAACGTTCTCGCAACGAATCGTCACTTTCATAAACGGACAATACCGGAGGAATAACAGAATCATCGCCGGGTTGTATCACTTCTCGCTTCAAATTAAAGAACGAAGCAATATTTTCTAAATCAGTACCACGTGACCATGGAAGCATAACTGCTAGTGCAGCATCATTTACTCGTTGTCGACCTAATATCTCTCGATAAGCCGACACCTCTAACGAGGCAACCGTGGGATCAGATTCAACATCAGCATTCCATGCCGGATAAAGCTCTTTTAACTGCTTTTTTTTCCTAGCTAGAATATCTTCAAAATCTAACGTCTCTTTTACTGCAGGTGGCGGTAATTGAGATAATTTAAGACTGCTCATTTAATCTGTATCCCCTCAATTCTGATAGGCTTTCCGTCTGGCAAATACAAACCTTCAAGATCAATAAAAACCGTCCCCGGCTTTGATTCATAAACGCTGATACGAGCAACATCAACTCGTGGTTCCCAACGCTGTAACGCTTCTGCAGTTGCTGCAATACAATCCATCTGAGTTGACGGATTAAACGGAGCATCAACTAAACGCGGCAACTGTGAACCAAAATCACGACGGAACACTCTGCTATTTATCGGTGTAGTCAGGATTCTTGCTATCGACTGTTTACAATGATCACGGTCTGTTAATCCTCGACCGGTATTCTCATCAGTGCCTTGCATTGAACCTCCTAACTCATCGACGCATCCGGTACAGGACTATTACCATGTTTATGGCCATTATATTGCGTTCGCATTTTCATCATGCTGCCCGTTTTATCGTTGATGTTTGCTTTAGATGTAATGTCTTTATCTGCTGTAACAGTTTTCGTTGTGTGATATGTACCATCGTGCTCAATATCACCATTAATATAAAACGTTTGAGCGTTTAACGTCGCGGTACCAGAAGCAATGGTGATAGCTAATGCATGTGCTTTTCTATCGTATGAGACCATGGTCCCATCGTCATAAACAGTGACATGTTGATTAAAATCATCACTTGCAGCAGGATTATCACTAGTCGCTAATCCCAACAAAACAACGCCCATTTTAAGATCACCGTTCGCTGAGATAATCATGGCTTGCTCACCTTTTTTCGGAGGATTAGACGTTCTTACATGCCCCATTCGCTCTTCAAAATATCGCAACCACGCAGATAAAATCGGTTTATCATCATCATCGACATCATAAGCAATTTTTACTCGAGGTGGTTTGACTTGAACTTCAGCTACATAACCGTGCCGAATCATATTAGAGATGCGTTGCTCAATACGACTCAGACGAAAATAAATATCGCTCATCATCACTCCGATACAGAACGAGGAACATCTAGAATCAAATCATAATCATCTTTATGCGCTGAACCGACATCAGGAGCATATCCAACCCATACTTGACCAGGATTAAATATTGGCGCACTGATATCTGTCTTATCTAAAAGCAGTGTTTGTGTAAAACGCACTTCCCACACAACATAAGCACTAAGATCAGGCTCAAAATCATTCGGTGCTGCAGATAAAAACTTTGCTGCATAGACACCAGTTAAGCCCAGATGAGACTCATCAATCAGAACACTTAACTGCATCGCTGCATCACGTATTTTGATGTGATAATCAGGATCTTCCATCGAATATACCAACAACACACTACAGCTAAGATCCATGGCTTTTCTTCCGTCAGTTTTTTGAGACGATGAACGTTCCCAATCATCAACGGCGAAAAAGGCACACGGTGTATCAATTGGCGCGCTAACCTCTGGATAACTGGTCACTGATACCAGCCATGGCAAAGACTCCTTTAACCATTCACAAACTGTTTCATGATAAACAGGCTGCGTCACATTCTTACTTGTCACGAATAGCCACCCGTCCTTTTATATCTGTCGTAAAATGCCGGATAAAGATCTCTGGCAACAAAGCAAATACTTCATCTTCAATTTGCCAATGTGCGGCTTTATGAATATCGATACGCTCTTCTTTTATTGGCCATCGACCTTTCCCGACACGAGTAAATATCGACTTCTTACCAAACGCTTTTACTGCAAAACCATCCGGTGATGTAATTTTCGTTAAATGGCTAGACCGTGGTGTAAATACCGCACCCTGAGGTTTCTTTCGTGACCCAAGACGACGAGACGTACCTTTTAGTTTGCTGATCTGGATGTCATTTAAGCCGAACCACAACTTCAACTCATCCATTCCGCTTTGCTTAACACGAAACTGCTTTACACGTTTACGCAAGTGCTTCAACTGGCGAGGCTCTAATACTTGCCTTAACTTCTGTAGTGCCAATTTATTAATAGTGACGGAGGTACGACTTAATGCTCGACCGTATGCTTTTTCCATTTCTAATTGCGTAGCACCAACTGACTGCTTAATCGCATTGAGTTCATCTAAATCAATATTGAAGAGTAGGGATTCGCTGTTGATTGCCATTATTCTTCTCCAACACGATCCGAGTCATACCACTACCGTCGGGATAAACATTTTCAACAATGTATGACAAAGTGATTTTGGTTTTATCAAAGACCAGTTTTAAATTAGTACGGCGTTGAACAGTAGCAACGTCGTGACTTTTCGCACTGAGTTCACAGTTCGCATACTCAATCTGACCACCTGCTGACAAGGCACTTTTTGACATTGGATCATCAAAAATGGCACGAATAGCGTCTGTGCTTTCGCCTATATAGACAGAAACGTTGCCAAACGTATCCATGATAATGTTATCAGCTTTCGCTAATGTCGCTTCAAAATCAAACGCCATACTAGTCCCTTTTATTTCGCAACAAAAAAAGCGACTTGCTCTTCCACTGCTGTCATTGCAGCGTCTTCATCAACATACGCTTGCTTACCTTTAGCCAACAATAGCGTGTTACCATGAGAAATAAGTTGGACAGTACAAGCTGCCTCAATCAACAAATCGCCGTCCGCATTAGATTTAACTTCAGGCCCATCTAAACCATCATCGATCACTGCACCCGACGGTAAATCTGACTCATCAATGCTGCCAATCAATACATCAGAATTTTTAACGTCTGTCTGAGATAAATCATCACCTTCGTCGATGCCATCACTATCGTCCGGCAACTGAGCTTCGAGCTCATCAATAATGATTTGCAGTTCTTCAATAGTGGTTTTATCCGTATATGGCTTATCTGTGATATTTAACTCTTCACACAGCCCATCAATATGCGCATGTAATGGTGCTTTTGTGCCTTTAGTCGACATGTTAATTCTCCAAGAAAAAACGGGACCGTGGTCCCGTTATTTAATAAAAAGGCTTATGCCACTTTAACCACGACAAAATGGTTAACATCAACGAGGAACATTGCAGGAGCTGATTCGGTTTTAGTGTAACGTACGGCTGGATCATTACCTTCAACCCAATCTCGACAATAACGCTCTGCCTCATCAAGACCTTCTTGTTGAGCATTCAAATCTTGAATTGAACCATACAAACATGCCCCACGAGCACCTGTATGACCCATTACTAAGGTATTGGCTGGCATGATTTTTTGCGTTTTACCTTTGCGATCAATGAACTCTTCATCAATAACTACAATGACCACATCACCAAGGACACCTTTGATTGATACTGCAGAACCAAGATCTTTTAATGCCGTTTCAAGATGAGAAGCAGAACCACGACGGGTCTCTAACTTGTCATTAAACTTTTTAAACTTATTGATCTTGGCCCACGCTTGCTTATCCATTGCAATAATGTCAATCAAGCCATCAGCTTTAGATGCCCATTCGTCAATATCGGCGCAAGGATTATAAGTATCGGGATCAGCAACATCCCACTTAGCCGCACCGGAAAGTACAATGTTATTTTCAGGACGGCGACCAGCATCAATTTCAAATGCTTCTTCAACGTAAGGGCCATCAATGATGGTTTTTCCCGTCAAAACCATCTCAGCACACATCAATTCTTCACGCTGAGAAATAGCATCTTCTTCTTGTTCCAGATTTTGCATCACAAGTGCATTTTGACGTTCTGAAGGACTTTTAGGTTTAGCATACGATTCGCCCGGCAAACGCATCACTGTCATGCTAGGGTCAACAGCATGTTTTGACTTCACATAAGCAGGTAAAAAAGACGATGCTGAATAACCTTGTTGACGATCAACAACAGCACCGATCATCGGTGAACAATAAGCCGCAATTTTGGTACGATTAGGAATCATATCTAAATCAACCTTCTTCGTTGTAAACGTATAACGCTCACGGAAGAAAACGCGCTTAAAAAAATTGTCTCGACGAATACCAGCTTCATGAACAGCTAGTAATAATTGATGAGAAGTAAATAAATCCATCAATAAAATCTCTCTAAATTTGGCAAAAAAAAACGACGATTACTCGTCGTCAACTGTTAATGCACAACCAGCAAAGGCCGCATATTTATCTTTTACGTCAGTGACCGATTCGGGCCAATTTAATGCGCTAATTCGCATACAACCGCCTTTGTAGTAACTCACTAGCTGATCCGAAGCAGGAGCTACAACTTGCGTAGCCAATACACCAATTGCGGTACCCGGTGAACCATCCCATGGAACGATCACGTTACTGATGGTGATGACTTCCGCTTCTTTTGTAACTTTCAACATGATCGGTGTTAATCGCTGAATAGTTTCACCAGCAGCGACAAAAATACGACCTGTTACTAGTGGCTCACTGCCAGCGTTAATATCTTCTGGACTATATGTTTGTTTCATTGGTAGAACTCCTATCGTTTTCGACCATATGCTGAGACAAGCGCACTTACTGCTTTCTCATCACCATTTTGTTCGTGATCATCAGCATCAGGAGTTAAGGATTCGCCATGTTGCTGACCTAACGCTGCCAAAACTTGTTCATCTCGTTGATTAGCAGCAACAGGGATCGTTGCCAAAATACCTTTGGCTGTTTCAACATCCATATTTGGATTATTCGCCAATGTATTCGCTGTAGCTTCACGACCTTTAGCTTCATCTAACGATAAGATCCCCATGATGCGTGAACGCTCAGCCGTTGCCGCTTCAGCTAACACATCAGATGTAGGTTCAGTAGTTGCTTCAGAAGCTGTTACAGTAACAGCCGCTTCTTTATTTGGTGCTTCTATAGTCATGGACGACCCCATATCAATAATTTTTTTACCTTGAGCATTTAGATGCTCAGCCATAACCGCAATGGCATCAGAACCATTTACAATTTCATTTGCAAAACCTGCATCAATTGCTGCTTGGCCTTCAAACGTTTCAGCTTCAGTCGCTAACACTTTCTGCACATCGATGTTCATGTAACCTGCTGCTTTTGTCGCAAAGGTTAATCGTGTAGCTTCCAATTGTTTTTGCCACTTATCACGAACAGCGTCCGGCAATGCTTCGTACGGATTACCATCTGCTTTATGCTTACCTGCAGTAATCAATGTGATTTCTGTGCCTTGCTTGGCCATCATTTTTTCAACATTGGCATGAGCCATAATCACACCCACACTGCCTGCCACACCTGTTTGAGTTATTAAGCGATGAGAACATGCCGAGGCAATCATTTGTGCCGCACTGCAGTGCATGTCATAACCTAATGACCAAATAGGCTTCATATCTCGATAACGAGCAATAATATCAGCCAGATCAAAACAACCAGCGACCATCCCCCCGGGTGAATCAATATCTAGCATCACACCACGCACATTTGGATCTTGCATAGCTTCAGATAACTTCCGATGAATGCCGTCATACCCAGTCATGCCACTATATGGATGTAACTGACCTAATTTGTGCGTTAATGAGCCATCGACAGGAACAATGGCGATACCATCAACTAATTCATAATTGCGATTTTCAGCGCGACGACGATTAAAAGACGATGCTTCTAATTGCATTTGACTGCTATCTAACACTTCGCCATTTACATCAATCAGACGATCAATGCCACCGACACGATTAGCTAACGCCGAAAAAAAAACCCGAGCATAGCCGGGTTCTAGTGCCACAGGGCGGTTGAACGCACCTGCTAATAATCGTTGATATTGTGGATTACTCATTTGGACTCTCATTTGGATTATCTGGAGCTAATGCTTGCAACTTCATCCAACTAGGTGGAGGCAATTGCTTCGCCTTTCTCTCTTCCATTTCTCGCACTTGTTGATCAAAGATTTCTTGATAATCTTCACCTAACTGCGCCAACTCTTTCTCATACGTGGATAAACCACCTTCAATCCTGAGCAGAGCCTCTTTCACTTCTTTCAAACCGTCAATGGCTAAACGGCCTGAACCAATCCAGTCAGACTTAGTCCATGCATGGCGACGTTCATAAAATGAATAACGCGCATTAGAAGGCAATGTGATATATCGACGAGCAAGCATCTCTTCAAATACCAGCGCGAAGATCTGACTAGCAAACCGATTAGCAATAACTTTTCGACGGCCCATAAAGTATCGCCACGAATCATTATGAGCAGCGCGAATCGTACTGTATGACATTGCTGAATAGTTACGAGATAACTGTGCGTAATCCAACCCCAAACCAGCCGCAATATAACGAATGATGCTAGCTTCTAGATCTGAAAACCCATTATCAGCATTCCCGGCTGAGTGCAGATTAAATTTATCACCTGCCATCAGGTGTGGTGCTTTCACACCATTAAATTTAATGTTTGCACCAGCATAGTAATCACCCTTAGCCATTAACATTTTCTCTATCGCACCATCTTCCTGTTGCGCACCATAGAGATATTCCATTGCTTGTTCTGACCCGAGCTCAGATTCAATACTGACCGCATACATGGCATTAACAACAGCACGTTGTAATGTCGTATTTTGTAGCGTATCAAGCATTTTTAATTGCTCTAAACACGACATAAAACGGTTTACACCGCGTGTCTGTCCACCCTCCACTGGCTCAAATACATGTATAAAGCCAATGCGACCATTCTGCGTATACTTTGGTATCCGACGCCAACTACGTGACATTCCAAACGTATCACCGCCTTCAGCAACATTAAAAAATGCCGCTTGTCCGTAACGATTCGTTTCAATACCGGCTCGACACTTGGCTGTATCTCTCGCATTACCCGGATTACTAATCCGACGAGGAGCAATCATACGAATGGCAGTAGAAAATGGCGAATGACGATCAGGGATCCATTCTGGCTTTGCCGTAATCTCACCACCATATGCGTGAGTAGCAATACCTTCACGCATCATCATCGTAAATGTTCGTTTCCGCTCGGCATCCAGAAAGCAACTCGGGTCTTCAGCGATATCTTTAAATACCGCTTCAACTTCACGAACAAATCCCTTATCAGGATCAATTCCTAATAAATGCCAATTAGGTTTATAACTCAATCTATACTCAGAACCGATAATATGATCCTGATGTAATTGAATTCCATTAGCCGCAATACCACTATTACGCACAACATCATCTGTGCGCGCATTAGCCTTTGATAAGACTGGAAGAATAGCAGCATCAACAGATGCTGGAGCTGGGTTCCAATCGCGCATCTGTCCACCGAAACCTTGACCTGCGCCTCGATAGACAGCGTGTCGCAACGGCGTAATTCCATCTGCAGCAAGAAGAACACTTTTGCTCATTAGCACATAACTCCTGCTGGACGACGACGACGCCCCATTAATCCAAGCTGAGTGCGCAAATCCTCAATGTATTGTTTCAGCTTGTCGATATTCGCTCGATTGAACTCAACCTGTCGACCATCTTTATTGATACTTACTGCCATCTGCCCCGTTTGCAGATTATGATAAGCCTCTTCAGCTTCCTTCAATCGTTGTTGTAATGTATTCATCAACCCCCACTTAAACGTTCAGCTAACGCTTTAAGTCCACCTGTTTTTGATTCTGACTTTTGCTTTACTTTTGGCTCATCTAATTTCAAACCAAACTTTTGAACTAAAATATTCAACGCTGCATGCGCATAGTTCCAACCATCAAGTGCCTCATCGAAGGGATGGTATTGTTTAACCCATCGCCATACCCGACGACCTGATTTTTGAATCTCTTGTTTTTTTGTTGCAGAGCAAAGCTGTTTAAAGAACTCATCACCAGCAATCTCATCATCAACAGGAAAATGAACACATCCTGGTGTCGGCTCACCGTTTTTAGGCGTAATACCTAAACGGCCATAAAGCCTTGCTTTCAAACCATCGGTACCAAGACGAGTTAAATAAACTTTCTTTGAGTTTTTCTTGCGAGGAAAATTCTGGATAGGCTTTCCATATTGGTTTTCACCCTGAATAGGGATCACCCACATCACTCCGTGACGACGACTCATTTCATAAACATCATCTGTTTTATGACCCATGGCATCCCAACACCACAAACGCACATCCATGCTCTCACCAGATGGTTTCTTGTATTGATTATGTAATTGCTGACCAGCTGCATCTTTTAAGACTTCACTTGATAAATCACCAAGCAAAACAATGTGATCAACTAACCAACATTCCTCTTGTGCGCCCCATGCCCAGATAAACATTTCAATGCGGTCATCCTGAGTATCAATACCGCCAGTTAAAACAACAGCTCGTTCTGGTACCGGGTTCGTTTTTCGTTCCCCTACCCACCAAATTTCACGACGACCTTTAAGAACTTCCCATTCTAGCTTGTCTCTGTATTCACCTTCCCATAATTCACCAAGCATCAAATTGGTAAATGTTTTTAACTTAGCCGGGTCATTTCTTTTTTGAAGAAAATCTCTAACTAAACCAATCCATCCATCAGTCATTTTTGGGTTATAAGCAGCCCAACAATGAATTCCGACACTGGTAGGTGTTAAAACAGGGTTATTATCAATATCAAAAAAATGTAAGCCGTCTTTGGTCCAAGTAAAGTCCTCAGCCATCCAACGACCACGTCGTTCCATACTGAGAAGTGAACGATAATAAATTGGCTGCTCACAACCGACGCAACAATAATGGGCAGTTTTCGCTTTCAACTCTATTGATGGCTGGCTATCATCCCACTTGAAACCATATTTAGTTTCAGGAGTTCCCCACTCCAACACCTGCTCATGACCGCAATTAGGACACGGTAAATAAAACCGAAATGTTAAATCCATTTCAGCCATCAATTTTTCAATATGAGACTCACCAGCATTCGTTGGTGTAGTTCCCCACCTTTCCATCGGGAACGCTGCACCCTGCAAACGAGTACGCGCCAGCGATATAGGATCGCCTTCTTTACCTAACTCCCAATCCCAACCGTCAACTTCATCACCAAACAAAGCCGCCTTAGTAATACGACGCATATTCTTTGGTGTACCAGCACCAAGAATATCCAGAATCCAACCAATACCGACCTTCTTTTTTGTTGTGTTATTTTGGTCTCGAGCGAAAAGATAATTAAATATCTTTCGTATGATCGGCATTTCTTCCCACGCACCGTCTATTTCATCTATCGTGAAATTTTTAGCATCATCATCCGTTGGCTGATAAATGACTGTGTTGGTTTTATATTGGTGCAGTAAACAACTCACTGCAGCAACTAACATTTTTGTCCATCCTATACGTGCTGACTTTTGAAAAGACAGTCGACGAATAGAACGGTTACAAATCATATTTAAAATAGCGACTTGAAAGGGAAGTGTTACCCATGCACCTTCTTCCTGAGAAGAACCTGATGCAAGTCGATAATGTTCATTCGCCCACTCAGTTCCACTAACGGGTGGACTTCTCTTCATCCCCGACAATCCATTCTGGACCGCCGAGAGGATCGCATTCCATGTATTCTTCGAGATTTGGTCTGACATCAGCACACTCATTAGATGCGGCAGCAATTTCCGCCTCAAAAACCTCTACAGCTTCAGGCGGCATATCAGGCCAAACACTCTTGACCTTTGGCAGTAGACCATCTAATCGAGTTGTTACTCTTGAACTTACCTGCTGAAGTGTCTCCGTTATAATCAAAAGAGGACCGTATGTTTTCTCAAACAACACCCTCTTTGCTTTTTTCATCGCGATCGTTTCACGCTTGTCTTCAATTTTTAAATCGCGCTCGACCTTTGCATAATGTTCCTCATCATTACCGGGAACTTCCGCTTCTGCAGGTGAACTTTTTTGTTGCGATTTATACGTGATGTAACGATGAATACAATCAAGCGGATTAATACCATTTCGCCCCTTGGCGGAAGGCAGAATCCCTTGCTGTGTAAGGTTTCGGACTTGCCTATCAGAAATTCCAAGGAGCGTTGCTATATCCGACTGAGTAAACTTTTTGTCTGGATTGAATAGACTGCTCATTCATTTTCAAATACCGGAAACCGGAAACCCCAAAATCAAAAAAAATTTTTAACGAGCGAATTCGTGCGAGTGGAAACACCCTCTCTCTTTCACATTCGCCAGAAGGACCCATGCGAAATACATGGGACCATGGTCTCAGGCGTTATTTGCCGTCTGCTTTGATGCTTGAATCGCTTTATCAATCGCAGCATTTAATTCAGCACGAGCTTCGTCCATCAACTTTGAATTTTCTGTTGGTTGATTAACCATTAAGCTTTCAAGGGCCACACCCTGTTGGCGAAGTAATGTTTCAAACATCATTTAATCTCTCGTTATGATGGGACCGTGGTCCCGAGGAAGAAAGACATTGATAACCATAAAGAGCCACCAATCAATGCCATTCCCCACTTTGCCTTTTTGGCGTAAAGCGCAAAACAAGCCCGTATGATTTCGAGCATTGCATTTCTCAACGATATAATTTCCGTAACCCTACTATCCGCTTTACATCGGCTGAGTTACCTGCCCGCGTGGGAGTTAAGCCTGCATAATCAATCACCCATGATTAATAGAGAAAACGACGACAATTTATTGGTATAGGCTGAGACCATGGTCCCAACACATACCAATAAAAAAACCCAGCAGAACTGGGTTTTTCTATCTGGAAGCAATGGAATTATCAGAAGCTATTTATCAGCCTGCTTATCATTAACCCATTGTTTAATCCGATCTAGTTGTTTATTGCACTGATCAAGTGACTGCTTCCAAACTGGATCTCGTAAATATGCCTCTCCATAGAACTCTGGAGCTTTATCGAAAGGAACCTTGCAAGGTACTAATAACAAAGCAGGTGGAGTGATATTAATATAATCAACCTTGGTTACCACCTCTGGCGTAGATGCTGCGCACCCGGTCAGAGACAGCAACAGGAGGACGAGCGAACTGGCAAGAATCTTTAGCACTTTCAAACCCTTTTTTCATTGCATCAATATCATCAGCCAACTGCTTATTGGATAAATCCCTATCTTTTATGACGGCATTTACTAACTTTTGATTTGCGATGGCATCTTCTTGTATTCGCGTTAATGTTTTATTTAGCGAGTGATTAAATGATCGGGCGACCTTATATTGATTGTAATAAGTTGAGGCTTTCTCATTTGCTATAACTAAATCACGACTTACTGTGTTTAATTGAACGAACATATACGCATTTTTTATAACAATGGCTATTAAGAGCAATGACAGCCAATACTTACTAAATATTTGTTTGAGCAAGACCAAGACACAACTCCATTTCTGACTGTCGGCGATTAACTAATCCGTTTAGCTTCTTACCGCCACCATAAACCCAATACTTCAATTCATCACATGCAGAATCATAACGACCAGCACTGATCTTCTTGTAAATGCGTGTCTCGCTGCCGTCACTGTTTTTACGGAATCGTGTACAACCCGTGTTAAAAATGAATGACGTGAATGCGTCAATTTGGCCCTGAGTCATCGGTAAATCCGGTGCTGAGGCAACGAGACAACGTTCTGCTTGCTGAATGTTAAACACCCAGTCTTTAGATACCTGTTCGATACTAATAGGCTCATTAGGAACACCATGCGTGTTACCGATCCCATTAGTAACCAATCCTGCTGGACACTTATAAGGATCTCGACGACATCCTTCTGCATTACCAATCAATGAAAGTGCTGCAGGCGATACTAATAAATCACCTACGTACTGACCTGCGATAACAACCTGACCAACAGGCTCGTAATATTTCTCACTGACCGTTACACCACCAGTAATGATCGCTATGGCAGCAGTAATAGAACAAATAATCTTTTGTCTAATATTCATTATTGCTCCATTTCTTTCATCAACTGCTGATTAATCAATGACTGTTTTAAAAGCTCATGATTTTTACGCTTGTAATACCAAGACAAAGAAAAAGAACCAATACCGAGGCAAATACCAATGATTACCCCCCACTCTTGAACAGAGAATGCTCCGAGAAATGCGGTGGCTCCGGCAAAGATACGAGTAGCACCACTCGTTACTTCATCAGCTCTGGCTGTGGTCGGCATCGTTGACCACCACAGTGCCGTTTTTTTAAATAAATGCTTAAACATGGTGATCAAAAAAGGCACCTCTCGGTGCCTTCTCCTTTAACTTACTTAAAAGACGATACGGTTGATAAATATGTCCCTTCTTCCATTTCAATACCAATAAACTGACGATTCATCTTTCGACACACTTTGCCAGCAGAACCACTTCCCATAAATGCATCAAGCACAATAGCATCCTCACGACTACTAGCCGCAATAACATGCTCAAGCAAATCAGCAGGCTTCTCACACGGATGCTTGCCGGGATAATACGCAACAGGACTATAAGTCCACACATCCGTATATGGCACTTCTTTTGAAACAGAGAACGGACGACGAAGCCCTTCATACTCAGCCTTCAAGTCATCATACTGACGAGATAGCAACTGATACTCTTTATGAAGTGAATCGTACTCCATAGTTAAATCATCATGAGATCGAGCAAGTTCGCCTGCGTAATCCGCAAATAACTGCTGTAACTTCTCATACTGATCTTTATTTGGTAACTGCCACTGACTATAACTAAACCAGTGCGAGCACATTTGGGTACCAGTCGCTTCATTAATAGCTTTAGCTGAAACACCAAGAGACTCTTTAGCTTGTTTAAAATACTCAATCAGAGGCGCAAAAACCTCTTTCTTTAATTCTGCGCATTTAGTGGCGTAACCAGCATTACCTTTTGCGAACCCTTCAGCACCATAGTGCTCAGCGAAAATAATCCGCTCTGTTGAGGGGAAAAATGCACGCAAACCTTCTTTTCGTTGACGTAACCATGGGCCATTAGGTTTAGCCCATACAATATGACTTAGAACATTAAAACGAGAACGAATTAACAACTCCGTATCACTAGCCAACTTTGAACCGCAAAATAGGTATAAACTACCCGACGGCTTTAAAACTCGCCAAAACTCAACAAGAACCTCATCAAGCCACGCAAGAAAGGACTCAACATCTGGCCACTGGTTATCCCATGCGTTCTTCTTTACTTGAAAGTACGGTGGATCAGTTAAAACCAAATCGACACTTGAGTCGGGTAATGTCTTCAAATAATCCAAACAGTCAGCATTAACTAATTGAACACGACCATGATCAAAAACTTCTTTTCTCATAAAAACCTAACTAAGAGTAAATGGCACTCTTAGGTGCTCTTACGAACTAACTTTTTACATCGTGGGCAAACAATTTCGACAACCCCGTAAACTTTACATAGTAATTTATTACAACAAGGACAGCGAAAATCGGTTAAACATGTCATAGCGTTTTTTCCGTGGTAAACTCCACACGCTCTCTGCAGAGTGCGATGGGCCTAGGTTTAGCGCATGACCTTGGGAATGGGCTAAATGGTTGCTAAGTGTTCCAGCATTTAGCAATCGCCCATCTTCTGCTTAAAACTGCAATTTAGCTCCTCTCCATAAAAGGGTCTCAGGTACTCAACGCTAAATTACAGGCATAAAAAAACCCCGCCGAAGCGAGGTTTATAATTTGGTTATAGGGTTTGTTAAAAATTACCCATCTTGGAAAAATATTACCCAATCATCCCTACTTTTGCAACCTTTCAGTCTTTCATTTTTTGTGATGTTCTTCAAGTAACTGCTCTAACATAGTTTCACCTTGACTAGTAATAATATAACGCTGATCCGGCAACTGAGATGCGCAGCCAGCTAATACTAACTGATCACAAACCAAACCAACATGCACCTCACTACAGCCTGAGTTGCTAATACTCTCATCGCTAAACGTCATATCTGCAGGTGTTTGTGGACCATAGCTAAAACAACGTAGTACAGCCGCAACAATTGACTCAGAACCTACTTTAACACTTTGAACATTTTTCATGATTTACTCTCTGGCGGTTTAAATTTCGGTGCAGACAGTAAACTTTTGTTTTATTCATAGCTAGCTGTTTTTTCAGTAAAATTTCTTTGTGTGACTAAGACCTCGTTCTTATTAATTCCACTAATAAAGACTAGCTAATAGTAAAACAAAGTTTTATTATTGTTGTACCCAAGAAAAGGAAAAGAACATGAAAAAACAATTTATCGGACTTTATACCGCCTGCCTTGACTTCAAAATGGCAGCTGTAATGGGGAATGCTAACGGCTTTATTGATAACTGGTTTGATAATTTCCACGAAACAACAAACGAATTAATAGAAAAAAATAAAGCCCATGAAATTTGGAATTTAAACAACGCAATGTTAACTCTATTAACAAACATTGAAGAAAAAGAAACACAAACTGACTTAGATAAACTCAGCAAAATATCCGATTTAATGATCGAGTTAATAAAAGAACTTTAATATCACAAATCGCCAGGAGTGAATTATGAACAACGAAATAACAGCAAAAATTGACGCTGCAACCAATACAGCACAAGAGTTAATAAAAGCCATTCGCGACCTACAACAAGCAGCCTGCAGTGCCGGAGGAGATAACGAAAACCGCGAGGCTATATTGCTGGCTGAATTAGCACAACGGGAGATAGCTCCAGCAGTTAATATTTTAGGTAATTTAACATTACTAGAAAATCTATACACCAAACAATAATAAAGGGCGAAAGCCCTTTTTTTAGGAGTAAATATGGACGAAAGAAACTGGACTAAACACCACATCCTAACAGCCAGAAAACTATTAGAACTAAGTCAAAAAGAACTTGGCGAAGCTCTTGGTTGGTCGGGTAAACAACAAATATCCGATCTCGAACGAGGTTATAAAGACAAACAACCAACAGTACAAACGGCAATGGCCATTGAGTGTTTATTACGTCGTAACAATCTATGGTCACGCTTTTGTAAACGAATTAATCAGAAGGGAATTAACATTAAATAAAAGCCCTACAATATTGCAGGGCCTAAATTAGTCATTATTAAAATATCCCATATAGAGGATAATATTTAAATATCCTCTATAACGTATATTCAATCCATCCAACGTTCATCTTCAATCAATGGTTCTTCAGTGTTTACCCATTGATATGTTCCATTTTCACTACGGCTTATAATGCCTCGTTCAATCAACTCTGCACTCATAACTGCAACGAGTGACTGCAGCATATTACGTTCACCAATCGCATCGTAAAAACCAGCACGTTCAACTGCACATACTTGGCCCTCGATAACCATACTACAAGAAACTTCTAACTTTTCTTCGACAACTAACGTAGTAGGCATTACGCAAATCTCTTTAATAATTGGTTGTTAATGTCAGCCTCAGGAACAATTTCTTTTGCTAATTTATATGCTAAATGATATTCCGTTACTGCACCCGGTGAATTTTGCCAACCATCCAACAGCACCACGGTATCAGCGATCATTAGCATGGTTAAATCAATTTGCATATATTCTTGCTGAGACAAACCATCGGGTAAAATAGCAGGGTTTAATACAACAAAACCTGCATGGCGCAATAACGATGCTACATCATTAAAAGCACCCCGGTTATTATCAGGAAAATTACTCATAGGGCCTGCAATATAAACCTTTGTATTAAACTGACTACGAATATCTGATAACAGCTGATTAGCTTTATCAGTTAAACTCTCAGCTTGCTTTATACTTAAATCCATGTTTTAAACCCTAACCTTAATTTCACCCAAATGACCGAAACAACGCTTAAACTTTTGAATATCTGTTCCTAGATATGTCACCACGCTACCTTTTGTCGCACTATCTGCAATATCTCCAGTAGGCAAGCGATAATGGATACGACCATCAGGGAATAACTGAGGATAGCGGAGTAGTTTCTTCATCCATATTTCACTCATATTTGCAAAAGTAACGCACACGGCCTCTTTCACTAAACCTTGCTCATAAGCATCGACAAGGTGAGTGATCCAGTCAAAATTAGACGGAATATCCTTATCAATATGATGGCCACGTTTAATACACGTTTTTTTCTTACATCGACTACGCTCAGAAGGACAGGCTTTTTCGCCACGATGAAATGGGTGATTCATAAAAACACGACCATATAATGGCTTACTCAATCCATTATCTTCTTTGGTATATATTGTTGTTGCTCGGACTACTTTATTTGCAATATCACAAGATGCAGGATCTAAATCTATCCCTCCCATCAATTTGCGCGCAGGCTCTACGTACTCAATTGGTGTGTAATATTCAAACTCACCAGAACTTTGATTAATTAATGCAGCGTTATCCATAAATACTGTCTCGAAGAAGGTGGGACCATGGTCCCACCGAAAGAATGATCAAGCCATGCAATGCATTAATGCAGGGAACTGTAAACCAATTGGAGCGAACGGAATGTCGTCATCAAAATCCATTGGCGGCTCATTATATTGAGATGGTGGTGGTTGATGCTGAGCAGCAGGATGTGCTGCAGGTTGTTGAGGTTGCCCCCAATTAGAACCTCGATCACTAGAGCGACTACCCAACATTTGCATCGTACCTCGAAACGGCTTAACAACTATTTCTGTCGTGTACTGATCTTGCCCTTGCTGATTCTGCCACTTACGCGTTTGTAGCTGACCTTCAACATATACTTGAGAGCCTTTACGTAGATACTCACCTACAACTTCAGCTAATTTTCCGTACAAAGCAACGCGATGCCATTCGGTTTTTTCACGCTGCTCACCCGTATTCTTATCACGCCATGATTCTGATGTAGCAATGGTAATATTCGCTACCGCACCGCCGTTTGGTATATAACGGACTTCAGGATCATTCCCTAAGTTACCGACTAAGATGACTTTATTTACACCACGAGAAGCCATTACTGAGCCTCCTCATCGAAGACACAACGCTGGCCGCCATTATCAGGCTGAGATACAATACCCATACCTTCTAACTGTTCGACTAATCGTGCAGCTCGGTTATAGCCAATCTTAAATTTTCGCTGGATCTGAGAAACAGAACAACGCTTCTCAGCGATAACCATTTCTTTGACATCATCAAGTAACTCATCGTCACCATTAGAAACAACAGAAATAGTAACGTTATGATCATTAAACAAGGCAGCTAATGGTCTGATATCTAATACTGCTGACGCAGTAACGGTCTCATCATCACGATATATTCCGCCAAAAGCATCAATTAAGCGACTTAATACGAATTCAAAAGACTTGGCCATTAAAAAATAAAAACTATTAATCTCTGCCAAATCATCACTGTGCAATTTAGGTAACGCTGCCAAGTTAATACTCTTTAAACGAAGATCTAATTTTCGCGAACGCTCAGAGCTGTTTTCAGAGACTAAATTACAATCCATAACTCGAACGACATCTTCACCTCGATCGTCAAATAAACTCACAGGAATTTGTGTTACACCCATACTTTCAATAACAGCCTGCGTCGATACAGAAGCAATATCAAAACTTTGAATTCGTGCCTTGATCTCGGTCGCTTCTGGATGCTGTAAGTGCAACATCTTGTTATCAATTAATGAAACAAATGATGGCCACTCAGGAAACGTCGGTTTAATGCTTGGATCTTCTGAGTATTCAGCCACTAACCAATCATTCATTTTTTGCGATGGCTTCTGATCTAAACGTAAGTGCTCTGTTCTCAATCCACCAAGTGCAATGCGCAATGCTTTAGTGAAATCCTCAGCAGCCTTATCACTACCTGCATCAATAACCAGTATTTTTAATTCAGATAAAACCATAGCGCGTAACGTGGTTACTTTAACTGGCATATATGGCATCAGCTCATTGCGTGTGGTTTCTTTTATATCTGCAGCAAGCTCTTTTGTTACTTCAGTACCTTTCGCTGTTAACTCATCAATACGTTGTTGAGTTCGCTCAATAACAGCCCCTTCATTTATATCGTGGTATTTACACATCCATGTAAGGTAGATAACACCAGAAACGCTGTGGTAAACGGCATCATCATTTTCACGTAATAATGGATTGATAAAACCACGAGCAATCAACGTTTTTTCTGTAAAAACAGGCATTCTGTGCTCAGATAAAACGTCCTGTAACTTTGTTAAATCAAGAAAGCAGTCAGGCATTTCCTTTAACGTAAACAGTGTCGCGTTCTTAAACGGGATAAAAGTCATAACATTGGACATTATTCGATCCTTACTTATTAGTGTTGCCATAAAGAACAACGACAGATTCATCTTTTAAAACAAAGTGACCATTTAATTTCGCTTGATTTTCTAACTTCATAATTCACTCCTGGCGATTTTTATTATGCTGCTGATGTACCTTGCAGTTTGTACTGCCGCTTCCATAACAAAATGATGTGCGGATCTTTTTTATTTGCTCCGCACCATTCAGCAATAACTGCGGCCTTATTTGTCGATGGAAATGTCCTAAAACAACAGTTAGGACACATCAAAATTAGCTCTCCAGAGGCGCGATTAAACCGCCATTCTGGAAGCCATTTTTGCTCCGGTGGAAGTCGGCGAACGATATGGCATAAACACGTTGGTGTGTCGTCTGGTAGCTTTGCCCTTGCTGCTACGTTCATACACATAATCAAGAGCCTCACTATCAATTTGTTCTAATAACGACATCAAACGCTTCCAACGCTTTGACCAACTGGCTTCCCACGTTTTAATGCTTTTCCCACTTAATTCTGCGATACGAGATTGCGTTAACATTTCAGAATCACGGTAGTTCAATTTTAATCGTGACTGCTGACAGGCTAATAACGCTAAATGTTGAATCAATCGACAAGATGCCGATGTCATTTTTTTTGTCTCTAATTCATTAAAACGTTTAATAACATCAGTTAATAAATCTGCCGTTGGCATAGAAGCGCCGTCGCTATAGCAATACAGTAGCCAATCAGAAAAGGGTGTAGGTGATGCTTTAATTTTTTTCACTAATACCGTATGTTCAAACGCATTAAACGGCAAAGGTACAGCTGGGTTTTTATATGTTCTGCAAGCGATAGTACGGATCGGCTGTTCTGGACGGTGAGCATATTTTGCTGAGTAACCAACACCTTCAAAACCTTCCAGTTGACCACGTGTCCGAGAAACGATTTGCAATGCCCCTCGAATCTCATGCCTCATCCCTTCGATACAATATTTAATCATTACCAAGCTCCATAAATAACGGGCTATTCATCATCATCTTATGTCCGCGAGGTAACACTCCTCTGGCGCGAAAAATACGTGACATTTCATTTAATGTTGCAGCATGTAATTCATACAATTCATCACTCAATAACTGCAATGCATGTTCACAATCCGTATCATCGTAAGAGCCATCCATGGCAGGTTCAGCATGCTGCAACACATCCGCGAACTCTTTACTTATTTCATCTAATCGAGAACGAATAGCTCCTGAAGTTGGAGCCGTTGGCATTATTTCGATGGGCGTATAAACAGTACCTATACAACCAGCAACATCGACTAATGCACGTTTAGAAAATTTAGTAGGTAAGGATGCAATCCAAGGTAATACGTAACTAGCAGGAATAGGTGTTTCCCCCTTGATCATACGTTCAACCTGCTTGCACTTTCTTCCTTTCCACTTTTGATAAGAGTTACCGCATTGAATATCATCAGCGATAACCACACCTGCTTTCTCCAATGCTGGAATTAACCGGTTCAACACGAACTCATCACGACGAACATTAAAATGGTCAAGGTAAGCCAGTGTGTGACTTACGACGATCTTGGCAAAGTTACTGTCGTTCTCTCGACATTCCATCGTTATGACTCCTGCTGTAATCTGTCTTTAGTGAAATCGCTCTTCAACTTTCCATCAGTGATCACTTCAATTTGAAACTGACGCAAAGAAGGAACCGTTTCACCCCACTTAGCAACAGCCTGAGGTGTAAGCCCACACGCTCTTGCTGTCGCTGAACTGTTACCAAAGTGCCGATTTACTTGTTCTGTTTTCATCAAGCGACATCTCAATTACATAGCTTTTAAACTTAGGTTCAAATAGTACATTAAACATAAGTTTAATGTCAATTTATTAAACCTAGGTTGTTATTTTTCTGATAGACTATTAGCCATGAACGATATAAGTGACCGCATCAAACAACGCAGAGAAGAGCTGAAACTGTCAAAGACAGAAGTGGCCAAAGCTGCAAATAGTTCCGTGACCATGGTCTCCAAATGGGAGGCAGGAATGGGCATGGGGTTTGACTACGCCGCTCGTGTGGCAGAGAAATTAAATGTCAGTTTGGAATGGCTATATTATGGGGGGGAGGAAATAGGCCTAGCGTGCAGCCCTAGTGCTCATATCCCAATTGTAGGCAATACACAAGCAGGCCCCGATCGGGCATGGCTAGATTTAGGTTATCCAGCAGGTTATAGCGATGAATACGTTGATTTTCCAACAAAGGCGAGAAATGTGTACGCGCTAAAAGTTGTTGGTAATAGTATGTCCCCAAGAATTTTAGAAGGGGAAGCAGTGTTGGTTGATCCAGAGTCAGAGCCAGCAACCGGAGAAGAAGTGGTAGTACGCTTAACGACTGGTGCCGTTATGGTGAAGACATTAGCAGCTATTCGCGATGAAAAAATATTTTTAGATAGCTATAACCATGGTTATGAACGCATGGTTTTCCCATTGGATGAAGTTGAATTTATGCACCCCGTGATCGGCGTAGCAAGGTCAAGCAGAATAAAATTAGTATAATTATAAACTTAGGTTTAAAATCACTTGTCTAACTAGGTTTAAATCGTTATTATTGTGGCGGTAATAATGATCGACACCTAGTTATGCGTATTTAGAAGAAACACATAACACGTAACTGGTTGATTTTATTAGTAAACACAAATTACAGGCGAAAAAAAACCTTGGTTGTGGCGACCAAGGTTCTTAGTTGGCAAGGTGAGAACACCCAAAACTTGATCTCATTTTAGCCAGCAATTCGTCCTTACGCAAGTAAAAGTGCATTTAAATGCATGAAATAAGGAACGTGAATGGCTACTCACCATTTAGAGCTATCGCTTTACGATGCAGAAAATGCTCTACAGTTTATCGACTCAGCAATGCCATACAATGATTGGGCAAAGCTAGGTCGTTCTCTATATTCAGAATATGGCGACGATGCTCGTGACATGTTCGAGCTGTGGTCGGCACAATCTTCTTCATACGATAAAAAAGAATTTCAAAGCCACTGGCGCAGCTTCAGAAAAACACGCAAGACAAACTTTGGTTCTTTCATCTATATGGCTATCGAAGCCGGATGGAAGCCAGAGCGAAAAGAACTGACTGCAGAAGAAAAAGCAGAGTTCAAGCGTGAAATTGAACGTAGAAAGCAAGCGGCATTTGAACGCCAACAAAACGAAGAACAACGCCAATGGGCTGCTCTTGAAAAAGAAGCGGCCCTCTTTGCGTCATGGCCAACAATCACAACGCCAACAGGCTACATGGTTGAGAAACACATGATCGACCTTGCTAAGTTCGTCGACATTCGTTTAGGCCGTGATAAATACAACAACCCGGTATTGGTATGGCCTATTTATGAAGGTCTATTTAACTCAGGTCGTTTTTGTGGTTTTGAACGTATTCTTGATAAGCGAGTACAAGTAGGTAAACGTAAATTAAACAAGTTTGCGTCAGACAATGCTTACACAGAACTTGGATTCTTAACTGTAGGCAAACTTCGGGACCACGGTCCCAAGCGTGTTTTCGTTTGTGGTGGTTTAGCTGACGCTTATGCCATTCACGCTGGTAGCGGTGAAGTTGCGGCAACACCTATCGGTGAAGGTAACATTCCTCAATTAATCCAACGCCTACGTCAACAACACCAGGATATCGAATTTATTGCTGCACCAGACTGCGATAAAACAGGTCGAGTGATGGTTGAACGTTCAGGTGGTCAATGGACATTGCCACGAACTGAAGGTAGTGACTGGAGTGATACATGGATCAACGAAGGTAACCAAGCACTAGTAGAACAATTAACACATATCCGTGGTTTTGAGGTTATCGAATCAAACACTCGTTACCTATCAGCACAAATCAAGCAGGGACTTAACTTACTGCATTCTGATATGGGTACGGGTAAATCTCACTCTGTAAAACAATTCATCAAAGAAAACCCAACAATGAAAGTGTTGGTTGTATCTCATCGTAAAGAACTGGCAAAAAACCTAAAAGCCGATCTTTCTGAGATTGGTGTTGACGTTCGTTTCTACTTAGACGAAATCATTAACAAGCCAGAGCCGGGTGTTGATAGCAATATCGCGTTACGCATGGCTCAAGTGTTAGTGATCTCAGTAGACAGCCTTTACCGTTTAGCAGGGTCTTCATGGGATATGGTTTTTGTTGACGAAATTGAGCAAAACCTAATGCACTATTTCGCAGAAACAAATCGCCATGCTTCAAGCTGCTTAAACATGATGAACTTCTTACTTACACACTCAAAAGTGCAAGTATTAGCCGATGCACACCTTGGTGAGCTAACAATGAAGTTTTGTCAACGAATTGGCCTAGAAAGTGGCGTGATCTACAAAAACACATATCAAATCGGTCAAGGTAAGAAGATCTACCTTTTTGAAAACAAATCACACCTTTGTGAAGAATCACTACAAGACTTCATGATGGGTAAACGTCGCTATGTTTACGCTAACTCTAAAGAAGAAATAAAAAAGCTAGCAAACATGCTGAAAATGGAAGTAGAGCGTAAGCACTGCTCACCACGCACACTAGTTGTTCATGCTGAATCAGTAAACCAAGATCCAGAAATCTCTCGCATCTTAAACGACATCAAGACCGAAGTAACAAGCATCGACATTATTATGGCTTCGCCAACACTAGGTACAGGCTTTGATATTCCTAAATTTGGTGATAAGGGAGACTTCGGCCATAAATTTGATGCAACAGTAGGTATTCTAAACTCACGAGTAGGTACGGCGGAAGAAGGCCACCAAGGATTAAACCGCGCACGAAACGTTGATACATTCTTTGTTTACGTAGATCCAGCTCAACGTAGTGAACCAACTGATCCCACTTTTATTCATGAAAAACTAATTAATGAAGTGTCTGCTGAAACAATGCAAGTGCTAGACATTAACCCTGAGACAGGCGAACTAATGTCACACAATGAGCTGTATGAATGGTTATTTTGTGAAGTAAAAGCCAAACAAAACATCTCAAGCAATGACTACCGCACTCGATTCATTAATCTTGCGATTCAATCAGGTTATGAAGTGATCACCGTTGCTGAAAATAAAATGGCAGCAAAGTTTGGTAATGAAGCTCGAGAAGATGCAGCAGAACGTACTAACCGCGAACTACTACGTGACATTGAAAAAGCAACAGTACATACGGGCGAAGCGTTTGATCAAATGATGAATAATGGCGAAAACTACTCATCGTTCGAGATCCTAAAATCAAAAGTAGTAAAAGACCTGAACCTTGACGACGCATCTGCAGAAGAAACAGACATCGTACTACCGTTAGCAATTGAACTTTACAATCAATTTAAAACTGAAGGTGTAAATCACCGTCAAAACCCGGAAGCAGATGCACCAATAACACTACCGAAGAATGCGCATAACGCAATTGTTAATGCAATCACGTTTAAGCAACAAAAATCGAAATTTGTTGGTACAGTTAAAAACCTTGCATTAGTAAAGTTATCTCAACGTTCTGCTTCAGCATTAGATATGAAGGACATCGAACACGCAGATAACCGTGTAAACTGGCGTCACCTATCTATTCGCCGTCGTCACCTAATTAAAATTTTAAGCATAGCTGGCATCGATGCCGACCTAAATTGTTCTGGTAAAGAATGGGGCGCAGAAGATGTAAGCGAAAAATTAGTTAAGTGGCTAAAACGAAAAGATACACAAGATAGCCTATTCAAATATTCAAATGTCACCGTAACAGCTAATACGCTAGCAGAACCATTAAAGTGGTTCCACAACTACCTACGTCGTAACGGTGTACCAACTGTAAGTCTTGGTAAGCGACGCATCAATGGCAAGCCAATGAACTTCTACACTGTTGACCAAGAAATGTTTGAAACCATGCGTGTGTTAGTTGACCTTCGTGTCCGTGGTATCGAACAACATATGGATCTTAATGAACAACCAGCTGACTCCGCATTGCTAGAACGTGAAGCGCAAGACTTCATCTCTACGGTTGAATCAGGCCAGCTAATGGTTAACTGGGAAGTTAAATACAAACGCTTACAGAAAGCTATTAGCAAAGATGAAACACTATCATTTATTGGTCGTCGTTTAGAGCAAGTTTTCGCACAGATTAATGACCAAAATAATGATCCACTTGCCCCGTCTGGTTATATATCACAACAGGTACAAAGTGGATCGGCTAATATTGAACATTGTGACTTAGAAAACAATGACTTACAACAAGATAGAGAGGGGGGAGAGAGCGAGCATTTCACCGTTCAATTCCCGTCAACTCAGAACCTATCAACGCAACAGCGTAGTGATGTTGAAGCCGTGTTTGAAATAGCCATGAATGAGTTTAAATTGCCTGCAAGCTTCTTGGCTGACTTATTAGAGATTGAGGGCGTAGAAGCCTTTATTTCGGGTAATCCTGCGGCTATGGCTGGTACGTTGCGTGATATTTACGAACAAAGCGGATCTTGGAGTTAGTGATATGTGTTTAGAAAAAGAGTTTAAGTTAACGCTGGGGTTAAAAAGGACTTGTGGTATCAGACCTGTTAAAGCTATTGCTAAAAATGCTTATGAAGCTTGGTATATGCGGTTGGGTGGTTGTAATTATAATGGGAAGTTACCTCGAGGTAAAAAGTTCACCAAAGCTATTTATGATATAAAAGACAAAGCTTTTATTTCTGTTAGTAAGCCTAAAAAATTGAGGTCGATGAATGACTGATAATATTATCACCATTACGATAAACCTTAGTGCGGTGGCAAGGTTTACAGCAGATCTATTGCTGTTTTACCTTTGCATCGGCCTAATACCATTAACGGTGTATCTATTCTCTAGTGTGGTGTCGGATTATGGCAGGTATATCAGGCAGTATTCATTCACTAAGACGATACTTAAATCACTCATAGCGTGGCTATTATGGCCCTTGAGTTTAGGGCTAACAAAAAGAAACCTTAGCCATAAAGATTATAATCGCCCTTATCATTATTACCGTTAAACGTAAAAAGGCCGGGATAATACCCGGCCTTTTTGATGGTCTACTTAGAAAACAGGTGGAATTGAGTAATTGACACTCAATGCCACCCTTTATAAATAAAAGCGTGAAAACATATACACTGCAGTAACGGGTAACGCAACCAATGAAATTAAACGGGCATAATTAAGGCGGCGTTTAATCTCTTTGCTTATTGTTGTCATATTATGAAAAACCTAATAAAAAGCCGGGTATCATTCCCGGCTTTTATATTTATAATTATTTGAACTGGTTGTAAATATTCTGATAACTAACGAGCACTGAACGTTTGTGTTCTTCTTGTTTCCCCGGCCCCATGCTTTCCGCTACGATCATTCCTTTATGCATTATCCTAGCTATCCACCAGCCGTCTTTTTGAGTCATTTGAACGTTAGGTACTTCTGGTAAGTCACTATATAACTCATATTGTTGCCATGCATTCTTCATCGCCTCCATATTATTAGCTGCTGGAACGTTTAGGTTGTATTGCTTGTTGTCATATAGCATTTCAACTAACCAATTATTTTCATCCTGATTTAATATTTTGAATTTTGGCTTTTCTGGCGAAGGCTGCGCTTTCTCAGCCTGCTGTTTGTTTTTTTCTTTAGTATTTGATGACTTGCTTGTGTCTTTTTTGCTAACACTCACACAGGCTTCTGACGGCTCTGTTTGGACATCTTTTGATAATATCGTTTCCAGCGTTGTTTCAAATGATAAAGCCTCGTCAACAATAGCTAGGTATTTTTTTATCGTTGCATAGTTGCCGCCAAAATTATCTTTAATAATTCGCTGAGTGATTTTTACGTTAGGGTCTTGTTTTATTAATGACTTTACATTGTTGTGCATTTTTAACATTGAGCCTCGTGATGAGTTCACAATATCGTCATGCCTATCAAAACGTTCAAGTTCAGTAAGACGGTCTTTTTTATCCGCGACAATACTATCCCATTTAGAACCCGCACGTTTGATCTTAAATTGTTTGTAGTGAGCTTGAGCTTTAGGATCTGAGTGGCCGAGTAGTGTTTGGAAAAACATATCCTGGTCAACATTATTCCAACGTTTATCTGTATCGAAAAATAACTTAAAACAGATCGCCGCATAAATCGCTCGGGTATCTTTAAATACCCAATCACGGCCAATGCCTGTTTCCATCTCCGCACCACGCATCATATCGCGCATAAAGTTATTTAAGTGTGTCGCTGTTCTATTATGTACTAGCTCATTAAATTGATAATGACGGCCCTCACTTAATTCTTTGAACATAGCTTGAATATTTGGGTAGCTACGTAATATCTCTATAGCGGAAAGAACTTTATCGGCTTCAATTAAGCTATAAATTTCAAATTCATTTTCACGATCTATACCCGTTCGTTCTTTGGCTTGACCGCTGAATTTAAGACTATATTTTCCAGTCTTAGTGAATTCACCTTGAATTAACACTTCGATCGCTCGACGTCCTGTAGCTAGAGCTATACCAACAGCAAGAGCTTCCCACTTCCACACACTCAGGTTTACAGGCGATAACAGGAACTCACAGCGAGACATGATTGTTGGGTAGTCGATATCAATAGTTTGACCTTTCTTTGCTGATAAGGCCGATGCACTGGTTTCTGCGCCTTCTGCTGCAGCAAAATCATCTTTGATTAGCCAACGCATAACCTCATGGTCTATTTTCAGCCCTCCGAGATCATTGTATAACTCTCGACACTCGCCAAACATAGTATAAAGGTCGTTGATATGTTCAATTCGTTCATCTTTATTAACTGGCTTTAAACGTAATATCTCATCTTTCCAGTCTACAAAAGACTTCGATAACTCGTTGATGCTAGATGCATATTTAGCGCTGTTAGGATCAATTCCATGTAGTGCTTTCTCAAGTCTATCTACTTGTAACAGCTTATCTTTTAAGGCTTTTACACGTAGTCGTGTTGTTTCTAATTCCTGCCCTTCTAACGGTGATAGCAAGTGGACACAAAGAGGATATCTCCCATTCAATCGGTTAACAGTTTGTTCATAGCTATGGTGTAGCCAGCCACGCTTGGTAACCTGATTCCGAACCTTTGTTAAATATTTACTGGCCGTGTTTAGTGTTATTGCATTCGCTTTATTTTTGGCACGTTTACCGTAAAGAGCGCGAACAACTTTATCAGCTGCCCGGCGATAGCTCTGTGTTTTCTGACTTTGGTTCTTTTTGCTGCCGTCGATCTTGCTTATCTCAGAAAACAATTCAGAGATAATTTTATCCAGATCTATTTTCCTATTACGTTTTTCAATATCAGCATCAACATTATCACTTTTAACTTCTTCGATTCTCATCTTGCTATCTCCTTAGCGGTTTATGTGTGCAATATAGCACAAGGTTAATATTAAATCAACAATGTGTACGGTAATATAAAAACAAAATACATGTGTACGGGATTTCACGACACACAATACCAACGTGCGCCCGTGTACACATGTACAATCACTAACTATTTACGTAAATAGTTAGTGATTGTACATGTGTACACGGGCGCACGTTGGTATTG